AACGTGTTGCTGTCGTAGAGCACCCGTTCATCCTCTGGGAGGGCATTGTACACCTCTTCGGTGACGGTGTTCTCTTGGGTCCTCGTGTACAACTCCAGGTCGTGCGCGGGTTCGACGAACACATTGGATTGCTCGTCGACGTGTCCGTGGACCTCCACACGACGGTCCACTGTGTAGTACGTCTCCTCTTGGGTGCGGTCATATTTGTTAGAGGTGGCGTTTTCCAACTGGTACCAGTATGTGATGTTGGAGAGTTCCTTGAGGATGCGTTGCACCGGGATGTTCGGTGGGTTAAAGTCGCAATCCATCGTAATCTTGGCCACGGTGTAGTTGTGAAGCACGTCGTCGTCCTGTCTCTGACCATACCCAGCCACGTTGGACGTCGTGATGTAATCGCCCGACTCGAGGGGACCGTTGGTGTTCACCACCCACATCGCACCTTCGCCGACGGAGTTGATGTAGACACGGGTGTCGCCGAGTTCTTTTTCGTACGGCGTCACAAAACTACCAAACGCATCACTTCGCTCTTCGGGGTCCTCTGATGCGGAAATGACTCCAAAACATTTTTTGTCGTTCGCCTTTGTGGAGAGGGAGACCACCGGAAGGGATTCATTCGTCGTGATGGCGTTTGAACCCACCTCTATACCGCCAGACATTTTGATGTACTTGTTATTGTTGGCAGACACGATGAGACCTTCTAAGTCACCCGCTTGGGAAAATGGTATATCTTTGATGAAGGTTCTGTGTTGGCCCGTGAAATTCATTTTTACGTAATCAGTTCCATCGTCCCATACATATCCTCTTCCCCCCCCATTGAAGTCAAAGTGTAGATTGCCATTGCTATAGTGATAGACGTCCCACCTGTTGGTATTACCTTCTCTTTCAAATCGTATGGCTCCAGCGTTATTAGAACCTGGGTAACCATCATTTTTTTGTTTTATGTGAAATGGCACTGACGGATTCGTCTTCCCAATGCCAACGTTGCCAGATTGTGGGACATAGTTAAGCCCCAATCCCTTTGCACCAGCTGGCCACCCGGATTCACCGCTGTAAAATGCTACATAATTCCCGGCGCCAGCGCCTGCACCTTCGTACTCCATGATGAATTGGTTATTGGTTCCTTCACTCAATATCAATCCGGCTGACTTCGTTGCCACGCAATGCGCCCGGATGTACGTATCGTCCAGTCCCCGCACGTCGAGAGTCGGTGTGATATCAGCTAAATCATCGGCTACTTGATCAGACTTTCCGATGATCATACGTCCATCGAACCTCGCCGACCCCCTCACATCCAACTGTGCCCTCGGCACCGTGCCCCCGAGGCAGAGGGCCGTATCGGTGAGATTGATTGATTTCCCGGTGCGTCCGAGGGCGTACTCGGCGGCGACCTCTTCAGCCGTGAGGGCGACGTCCCAGAGTTTGAAGTTGGAGATCGAGCCGTCAAATTCTTGAGTGTACTCGTTGTTAGCACCAAGAGTTAAAGTCGTGGCACCAAGATTTAATGAACTATACGTGTCTGATGTGAGCAGTTGACCGTTTGCGTAGACTTTACGCGAACCACTCGTATATGTACCTGTGATATGAATCCACTGGTTCACGACAACCGACGTCGTGGATATGAGATTATTCGCAAAGGCAAGATGAACTATCACACCACCATTCAAGTATAATCCACATGCACGATCATTGCTTCTCAGACCCATTTCGAATATCGCAATGTATCCGGATTGAATCGCATCTGGTTTTATCCACAACGAAAACGTGTACGGGTGATTACCGGACATGCTACTTGGTATACTACCAGTCACGCAATCGTCCACCCCATCAAAGTATAGTGCCCTCTGTGTGGTTGAGTAGCCAGCCCCATTCGTGAGGGTCCCATTCGCTCCCTCACCCGAGATGTCCACTACCACACTCCCCGAGACCACCGAATCCACCGTGGTATCGTAGTGGACCACGAGGGATTCCGCCCGTGGAGTCTCCGCCCCGGCGGCGTGTCCGGAGACGCGCGGGAGCGTGAGGGCCTTGCCGAGGGTCAGGTGTCCGTCCTCGATGGCCGAGGGGGCGGGGGTGCCGTACCAATATAATTCACCAATGATGACTGTGAAAGCATAATGCAATGTCCTTGTCGTAATCAAAGCATAATGCTTGTATGATTGAGTTGCATTTACAACGACCTGTTCTCCACTTGAAGAAAAACTAGACGTACCAACACTTCCGCCATAGGTAAGACCGATAAATGTGTGTACGTGATGCCAGTCTGAACCGTTATGTGACCCCAAAATAACACCGTCTTCCGGTATACATTTAGCATTAACACTATCAGCACTGTCACCCTGATAAAGATGGATACGTTTTAGAACGATATCGTAAGGCATTTCGATCGTTGTCCAAGCACCGTAGTATCTATTTCCATCGACGTCGTCCAAAAACAAACCACTGGTCGTAGATGCTGCGTAGTCAGTTCCGCTATATACATTTCCACCTGTGTAGCCGTTGTTGTTGTCATATGGACCATACCAAACTGTGGATGCTGAATAATCAACGGCATTTGTTTTTCCATACATACCCCACGGTGTATTTCCACTCCACCAATACGACCATCTCGCTTTAAAAACCCCATGTCCCTCCATATACGTTTCAAAATCACTCATCGCCTGGGGTGGAAATTCCTGCACCCCATCTGCCCCGGCGACTTCGAATCTGGACGTGGGATGTTCCACTCCCACACCCAAACACCCTTTGCGAAGGGCCATCAAGTTTTGGCGGTGTCCAAAGCGTTCCGCATCGTACTCGTAGAGTTCACGTATTTGTTCAATAGAAAGTTTCTTTGAAAACACGCGCACGTTTGCAATTTTTCCGTCGAATCCCGCACCACCAGATAATTGAGTCCCTATTCTAAACGGGGTCGACGTCGTCGTGAGATTGAGTGGATCGCTACCCGCTGTTCCACTCACGTTTTCAATCACTGTTGTTTCCTTAGTATTTATGAAAATTTTTCGGCTCACCCCAAAATTTCCAACAGACACACCGGAATCGTTTCCACCGTCATATGTTCCGACAATGTGTACCCACTGACCGATTGTACCGGGTGCATCAAAACGAAGGTCATTGCCCCAGAAATACCACTGAAACTTGTCTTGTCCAGCAAATCGTATTGTGGATGTACTGTCATCGGCCTCTGCGCCAAGCGTTACGAAGTGACCCGAACTAGAACCTCCTAGTGTATCTGCATTCATCCAAAATGAAAATGAGTGTACCCATGCGCCAGTGGTCGTATTGAGTGTTCCACTAATGTAATCCCCGCTGCCATCGAACTCCCACGCGTTGTATTCGGTGTCGAAGCCATTGTTACCGGTGATGGTCCCCTTCACCCCATTCCCGGAGAGATCATAGACATTCGAACTGTTCGCGAAACTGTACGAATTACTGTCGTTGGCGTCCCAGTACACCTCGAGGTGTTGCTGCCCGGGCTTGTTCGGGATGCTCCTATGGACGACGTCCACGGAGGTGTCACCTTCTTCGTAGCCCCACCAGCGAATTTCCCCGACAGTGGTTCCGCTATTTGGAGAATTACCTTGTGCGTTACTTTGAATCGAAAATACGAAATATTTATAATATTGCGTCGCATCAACACTGACTCTCGCGTATTGATAGTTAGTATACGTCTGATTCGTAACAACCTTCAATGTAGTCCACTGCAAATTATCATTTGAGCCTAAGATTGTAAAGTCTCTGGGAGCCTGATCTGTTGTAAACCCGGGTCGTGCCGCTACATCGAAGTATTTTACTTTGATAGCCTTTGGCATTTCTGTTTTATGCCAGTGTCCAGATACACCTCCAATCGAAGCGTTTGTGGATGTGTCTGTGTGCCACCCTTCGTTACCGATTATGCCGTTGTACACGTTAGAGTTATAGAACCCCGTGCTATTAAATGCAGTCGACGAGGAACTTACAACATACCCACCAAGACTTTGATTGTCCACTCCACCCAACAATATCTCCGGATACTTCGTCAGTGGCCTATCGTGCTTCGGTAACTCCATCACGACGTCATCCCCCGCGAAGAACTCCGCACCCTTGGCCATCCCGAGGGAGCCAGCCACTTGCAACTTGGCACTGGTCGGGGCGGTACCCACCCCCGTGGCGGCTTCGAAGAGTTGGAGTTCACCCACCGCGACGTAGACTTGAGCGTTCCCAACAGTCTCAGTCACGGCGAGGCGATAATAAGAGTACGGAGTAGTGCTGTTCACCCGTACGCGTGTTTCTTCAAACCTCTCATAGGTGAGGTCACTAAACGTGACCAATTTCGTCCATGAAATGCCATCATTCGAACCATACATGCGTCCATTCTTGGGCATGTCGTTGTCATTATCTAAATTCTTTACACGTTGAAGCAAAGTGAAATAAGAAAGCGTGATAGCGCGAGGCATTTGGATTTGGAGCCATTCGTGATTGAACGTATCCGTGCCCGTCGTGCGACTTTTGTTTGCCACGCCGGATGTAAAATCACCATTGCCACCGACGAATGCGTCGGCATAACCATTAGATTTGACTTCTCTGTAATTATTGAATGCCGTGTAAGGTGCTGTGCTCACATCAGAGTTGTACACATTACTCGCACTCGCCACGTACCCCTCACTGTCATTCGCCTTGAGTTGCACCCGGGGCCACTTGATATACCCCGTTTGGAGAGTCTCGCTCGAGAGGTCACCGGAGATGTGCACGTTTTCCATGCGAGTCACCGACTTTTCGGCGAAGAGGCGCCATTCGGTGAGTTCTACGTACCCATATTGGTACGTCCCCGTCCCAACTTTTGTCACACACATTCTATAGTACTGGTACGGTGTCGTCGCGTTGACGTCGATGCGTGTCCACGTTGCGGACGTATACGTCTTTCCAGTGAACTGAGTCAACTTGTACCAGTTCTGGCCGTCATTCGAACCGAGAATGACCCCGTCCTTAGGTGCACGATATTCAAGAGTATTTGTTGGATATACATTGGAGTGAGAGAGCGTGATGGCATACGGGAGTTTAATCTGGAGCCAATGTCCCGCATAGCGCGTTCCACCGACATCATCTGTGTATACATGTGGATAATTAGTAATTGCTGTCTGATCCCACTCACCGGTCGTTTGATTGTAGGCATTGTAAGCACCAATTGCCCACCTCGTAGACGTGTTATTGTCAAACGCTTCCCAAGGATACAGAGAACCGCTTGAATCATAACTACTCGCACTCGCCTCGTAGGTGCCCTGACCCTCCACGTAGGTGTGGTAGTCCCTCATGGGTTCCGGATGTTCGGTGTAGCCCACATCCAAACCGGAAGCGGCCGTCGTGGAGACGACACCGGCATCGACCGTGAAGGTTTCGGTGAAGAGGCGCCATTCGCCAAGGACACAATTTCCTTGTGAGGTTACGCCGATTTTTTCGACGACGAGGGCGTAGTACTTATAATACGCAGACGCGTTTACGGCGAACGTATGATTTTCTTCGGCAGTGTACGATTCGCCATCTATACTCAGCAAAGACGTCCACGTAGAGTCGTCATTGCTCCCTAGTAAAGTAAAATCGACGGGTGCGCGATTCGCTACCGATGAGTCGCGGGCGTTTAGTACGATGTGCCGTAAAATGGTTTTATAAGGTAATTCAAGTTTTACCCATTCACCCTGAACACCACCTAACGTGACTGCAGAGTTGTTATGTGTACCAGTCGCCAGATCGTAATTCACGTCAGTGTGCCACGCGTTGTTGCCACCAGTTGCTTTATTAAAGCAGTTCCAGTCACCAAAGTTCGGTTCGTTACCTTCACTCGAACTCGTCACCTTGTACCTCCCGTGTCCATCGACCACCGTAGAATCGCCCGTGAGGGCCGCCGGCGGTTGTTCGGAGACGATGGCCAACTTGTTGGAGATGAGACCCCCGGAGTCCATGAGGTCACCGGTGGTGCTGTCCCACGTCACGAGATTCGATGCGACTTCGGCGAGGGGGAGATTCGGTGCGTACACATTGCTGTTCATGGTGATGGCGCCGACGTTGGCTGTACCCGCGACATCCAATTTGTACTGTGGGTCGTGCGTCCCTATGGCGACGTTGCCATCACTTTTGATTTTCATACGCTTATTATTTTGTGTGTAAAAATTCAAACCTAACGAAGCGCTACTAACATCGGCGATATAGGGCGAGTTTCCATTCACAGACCCTATGACTACACCGGCATCGCTAGTGCCTGGATTTGCGGTACTGGCTCTGAAAGACGCGATCGCGTTGGTTGGATTTCCAGATAAATCGCTACTACCGATGACATTTAGGGATGCCTCTGGACTCTCCGTCCCTACGCCCACGTACCCGGAGGCGTACAAGTTGCTCGTGTGAATGTTCGACTCCACCCCGAGCCCCGTGAGGGTGAGGTCACCGGTGCTCACGGAGGTGGCGTCGACCCCCCCGGTGACGTTCACGGAGGTCGTCGTGAGGGCACCGACGTTCGCGGTTCCGGCGACGCTGAACCTGTAGTCGTCCTCACTCACACCGATGGCGACGTTAGAGGAGAGGTTGTAGAGGTGGCCGGCGTTGGACTCGAGCCACGGCGCCCCGTTGTTGAGGAATTTGATGTAACGCACCTTGCGATCGGTCGTCGCCGTGGTCTCGAAGCGCACGTACTGCCCGGTGGTGTTGTCGTAGACCGCGCTTCTCTCGTCGTCGTCGTGGGTGAGAACGCGTTCGGCGTCGAGGGCGACCGCCCACGCCCCTCGGTTGAAGGTCACAGAGGCCGTGTGCCACTGCGTCGAAGAGAGGCTCACCCCGGTGGCTTGTGCGACTTGCGTGGCGTCGTAGCGAAGGGTCACAGTGGAATTCTCTCTGTCAAAGGCCAACTCGTACCCATCGTCGGTGTAGGACGTCGTGGACGTCGTGTAAAAGTGACAATTGATCGCACCCTCGGTGGCGTCGGCGAAATAGAGATCGAACTCGCCTTGCCAGGAGTTGGGCAACTTGAGGCCTTGGTACATGAAGTTGTTCCCCGCGCTGTCGACGAGGTTGATTTCGGGTGGAGACGTCGAGCGCAACACCCCCGCACCCTTCTGAAAGGGTGGGGTCGTCATGTCGCTTCCCTGGTCATCCCAAATGAGGACGGAATTTTGCTTCACCACGTTCGTCACCTGGTCGACGCCGGTGATGCCGTAGACATCGAGCGTGCCAACGCGTAATATGGCGTTGCGAATATCTAGATACCCCTGGTTTCCGTCCGAACTCAAAGACATTTAATATAGTGTGAGGAAAAGATTCACATGTTATTAAATGCGTTCACGCGTTTTCAAGAGCGTCAAGCCTCGCGAGGACGGATGTGAGTTGCGCGTGTAACTCTTGATTTGATTTGATGAGATACGGGATGAGGCCAATATAACTGAGTGAGGACTCTTCCGTGCCCCAACTTGAATAATCCGGATCTTGCTGAATGTCACCGGGCACTGGTTCCGGAGGCTTCTCTGTGCTCGGATTTGCGTCCGAACCAAGTTTTACGAGAAAACGCAATTCCGGTGCGTCGTACCACACGTCTTGTGCGATGAGACCCGCCTCGACTACTGGTGGCCGAGTTTCTTCTTCAGACAGTCGTAATTTTTTCAAATATTTTTGGGGTTTTAATTTCATCAGCGTGTCGGTGGCGTTTTCGATGAGTTCCTCTTGCGTTTTCAAGCGATCGTCAGAACTGTGAACGGCCGTGGCTGTGCTTCCAAACAAGACACTGTTACCCCGATAATAGTTTAAAAAGATGTCTCTGCTGTGTCCGGCGTCCAAGTGTAAGTTACCGTTCGTACTGATGACTTGACATCGAGATCCGTCATTGGCGACTGTTTGATCTGGACCTGCCCCGAGAATTAAATATGAATTCCAGGTGCTGTTTGGTCCAAGGTACACGATTGAATTGTCACCGTTTTTAATTTCCAACCGACCTTCTGTAGTAGTAGTTGGAGTCGCCGAACCTATGCAAACAGTGCCACCAGCGGGATTCAACAGTAACGGTCTCGCAGATAATTGATTGTCCCACATGTTCTGAATGTACGCGTATGGATTGTCACCGGAGTTGCCGGCGGTATCTGTACCAAGCATGCCGATACACAGTGCGTCGGCATCTGCGCCGGTTGCATGAATCGTCACGGATGCGTTTGAACGTAAAGAACTGAGTGATGCAGCGGAATACATACCCTTTTTAGCACGAATGGTAAGTGGTCCCCCGTTCGTGGACGTCGTCGCGATGTGCACTTCTCCACTGACAGTCGTCGTTCCAACCACGTCGAGGGCCGTCGTCGGATTCGTCGACCCGATGCCGACCCTTCTATTTAACCCGTCCAATGTCATTGTAGAGGTACGAACTACGTTAACGTTGTAGTGTGGATTGCTGTAACCGGCATCTTCATAACCGAAATCGAGCATGTGTTTCCTACTTCCCCAATTGCCTTGATTGATCACAAATGCTCTGTGATCAAGCGTGTCCGATGGATTGTACGTCATAAAACTTAACGTCGAACCGTGAACGTTATTTACTCTCGATGACGCGATCATGATATCGCTGTATGCCGAACTCACGACTAATTGCGCTCGACCACCATCGCTGCTCGTCGCCATCACATTACTAAATACGGGTGCTTCCGAGCCTTGGTGGACGTTCAATCTTGAACTGACGCGTGATATACCAAGCACGTCTAATTTATATTCGGGACTCGAACTTCCGATGCCGACGTTGCCACCTTTCTTTATGCACATCGTGGTCGTTCCCGTGGCAAAGTCATCCCCCCAATTCCCGAACGTGAGACGACCCGGATTGGACCCGTTATCACCCTTGTAATATCTCATGATGGACGTTGCATCGGGAGCGTTGGTGTCACCGAGATATATCTCCGTGATTGAACCGGTCGTGGTTCCTGCCGTGATGTGAAGATCTCCAACGGGATTTGTTGTACCGATGCCGACACTCATATTGCTCTGTTTGAGAACCATCAGGTCGTTCTGGAGCGATAGGTCGGCCCATAAACCGTAATCACCCCTGTGTCCTCCTATGTGAGGTCTTCCTTCCTTTGAACCAAACACGAGCGTGTTATATGAAGACGTGGACCCACCGACTCTGGATATTATTTGATGACCGGTAGTGGAGATGTTTTCGTGTACGTGAAATATCTCCGTCGGATTGGTGGTGCCTATTCCAACATTTCCCGAGGACCCCTTGATGGTCATCCGTCTATTAGCCACACCCATGTCCGAAAACACGATGTCTCCGGTGGAACTGTCACTGAGGGTGACACCCGACTGAATGATTAGACTGCCGTCATTCGACGTTAACTTCGCGGCGGCCGTCGTGCCTTCCTGGAGGACTATCTCCGGTTCGGAGGCCTTGTAGATGTAGAGTGGGTGCGTCTGTGTGTTTTCGGTGCCGATGCCAACACTCGTCGTCGCACTGAACTCGCTCACGCGTAGTTTGGCGTTTTCAATGTCCAATGTTCCACTCGGTGCTTCGATGGGCATTTAATATAGCGTGAGGAAAAATTCACGTGTTATTAAATGTATTCACACGTTTTCCAGAATACTTATAAATCATCGGTGAAACTCGTAAAAGATTTTTTGAGTTCTTCATAAAGTTGCGAATGAATGTTAGGCAGTGTATCAGTCGAAATGATGACATCATGAGCATTGAGTGATGCCTTTCGACCCTCGCGTGCCGTTTTGTTGACATAATAGTTGGCAGTTGCAGAAATCGTGTATTTAAAAGCGTCAATATTTGATTTCAAAATTCGAATGTCGTCAATGTTTATGTAGTAATCATTGAGAGTCATGCCATTCTGAAGAATAAGGTCGTCCGCAACGATGAGTCCCATATATCATGACACGAGAAATTAAATCACGTACGCTGTGAATTTGTAGTTAACAGCAGTACCAAAACTAAATTCCAAACGACCAGTAGTCGAGTTTAGAGATAATGTAGGATTTCCTGGATTTGGGATGGTCATTCCATTCATAGCTGCAAGTTCCTTCACGGTAGCACTCGAATTTGTCCATGTATTCTGTGTACTATAGTATCTTCTCACAATGTACACCCAAGTACCTGTTTGACTTCCCGCGTTATTTTGCGCACTGATCATTAAATAAATAGAACCACCACCAGTACTTGCGTATAAAGATATACCAGTGTCTTTGCCGACATTAGGTGAAAGGTTCCCATTGCCCGAAACCATGTAACCAACCCCATTGACACTCAACGTCGTACCTCTTATTGTTCCATTCACCTGCAATGGAAGTCCAGGATTCGTAAACCCGATGCCGACGTTGCCAGCATTTGTGATGACCATTTTGGAATCGGCAATGGTGGCATCGTCGTAATTTAGGCTCGTATTATGACAAAAGTGTAAATCTTGTCTACACCACGAGTTGATTGGAGATGATAAGATTGCACATTTACGCTGATTCGTAGCCGCTCCGTTAAAGTAAATAATTGCACCAGTGCTACCATTTCCTTGTGCTTGTATATGAACTTCTGCGTCACCCGATGCTGCTGCCACAGTTAATTTATGCGACGGACTCGACGTCCCGATGCCGACGTTGCCGCCATTAATCCAACTGTTCCCCGAGGTAGATATATTCACTTGACTCACACCAGAATCAAACATATTAATGTAAGCACCATTATTACCCTTTGCTATTTTTAAAAGTTCTCGAGTTGAGTCCCGCAGGGATATACCATCGTAATTCGTGTCCGTGAGTACATTTAACTTGTACGATGGACTCGCCGTCCCGATGCCGACTCTGCCGTCAAAAGTATTATACAGGAGTCCTCCACCTGGCCACTGTTTTGCACGGTGTCCGTACGCACACTCGGTGAGGGTGGGCGACGACGGTTCAGTCGGTAGACTAATACTAGGTCCACTGACGTGGAAGCGCATAGCCAAATTGGTGAGATTATCTTGTCTGTGCCACACGTCATAACTATAAAAATCGACCGATTGATAATAAAAGTGGTGGGTCGTGTATTGGTCACCGTTCAATAAATATGCGACGGTTGGTTTATCGTTAAACTGACGTGTGAACGTTGCGTAATTCGCTGAAAATGATGAACTGCCAGAGGCGGTAAAATTCACAGTCACCGTACCGTACGTCCAAAAACGTCCGATGTAAATGTACGTAGTCGTGTTCGTGCTCGTTCCGCTCACGTAATATTGGGTCGTTCCCGCGATCCGTGCACTATTGTAATAATTGTCCAAGTTTAACGCCGGATTCGCCGTCCCGATGCCGACGTTGCCGTTTGGGAGGATTTGCATGACATTGTTTGTTGTACCGCCACTGTCTTTTTGATAGAATGAATATCCACCCTGCCCCTTATTATCTAAAATAATAGAATCATTAGTAGGTGTGAATTGCAACGCAAAGTTGTCTGAATTCCGTGTTTGTAAAAATAATCCGGCTCTCGAATCACCCGTGGTGTACGTATTTTCTATTTTTAGTTGTGTGCCACCAGCCTCGTTTGCGTGGATGTGTAAATTATCTTCAGGAGTCGTCGTCCCGATACCGACGTTGTTCCCCAGTGCGTTGAGAGATAAGGGTTTGGAGTTCCGCGATTGCATCCATGAATACTCGGTGTGGGCCCCGAGCGCCAGATACGAACCCTGAAGATTCCCAACGTTTAACTGGCTCCCATTCGAATCGGACGACGGCGTGTTTGCCACGATCTTCGATGCATGTAGGTCCTTCGCTATGCCCACGCCACCGGACACCGTGAACGCACCCGTCGTCTGACTCGTAGATTGCGTGACGTTGGATATCGCGATCGTGTTCGATGTCTCATTATTCACATCCGTGACGGCCTGTAATCCGACGTACTCCTGTGCCCGAATGCGCACCCCGTCGAGGGAGATGTTCCTACATTTGAGTTGGGCGTCACCCAAAAAATCGACGGTATACACCATCACTTTCTATTGTTACCGAAGAAAAATTAAACATAATCACACGACACGTACCGAGCCTTGATGCCACCCTCGAGTTCACGAATCACGTGGGGCACGGTCCTCGTTTGTTGGGTATAGTGGGATTGTAAGTTGGACGTCACCGGTGCGATGGTCTGCACGACGTACGCCGCCCTCTCCTCAGGGGTCAAAGCCGCGTACTGCTCCACGCGAATCGTCGTGTTTGAGGCCTCATTGACAAATTCCGTGTACCCGGGGGTCACGACGTACTCCGTGCTCAAGTTGGCGTATTCAGCATCTGTTATGTTGGAATACGTGACCTCCTCGACCACGGAGATGTTCGAGTAGTGTGTGATGACTTTGGTGTGCTCAGTGTGCACATTGGCGTCGTACGAGTCCGAACTCACGTTGGAGTACACGAGGACCGGTGTGTACCCTTCAATTTCGACCGGGGACACATTGCTGACCACGACGGCTGTGTATCCTTCTTGGATCTCCGTGGCCAAGTTGGAGTATTCGCCAACTTGTACGTTCGTGTACACACTGACACCGTCGTAGATGACGACATTTGAATAGTGGGACACGGCATTCCCCTCGTAGTGTGAAATGCTACTGGAGGTCCAATAACAGTTCTCGACATATCCGGGCTCTTCGGTCTCACTCGTCACGACCACGTTAGACTGGGTCACGGAGACGATGTTGGAGTAGTAGGTATTAGAAAAATCACACGCTGTCCTCACTTTGAGCACCGCGGGCTCACCTTTTGTGAAATAACCTTCGACGTTGGAAGAGAGCATGAGTCTATCACCCACCTGCAACGGTCCACACTCATCGGTGACCCACACACTGAGATCGGGTGATGCCAATGTAGGAAGGTCTCTGAGGGTTTGGCGATAAGATTTCCACGTGTTTTTTTCTTCTTCGGATAAGGGTGCATCGTTGCCCTGTGTCCAGTCAGTATTCGAAAGCATGTCATTTCGTTTCGAACGCAACATGTATCTTAGTTGTCCAACCCTGATGACGTCTTCGTACATTTATAATATGTATACATTTTTAATACATTAAACGGACCATTCTAAGTTCAAACGGGTATGTTCCAGGTAGATTGTTCTTACTGACGGACGAACCACTCCCTATTTTAATCGAATTACCGTCGTTGGTGATAAGAATGTAAGCACTGGAATGTAATGTAGTTATATGAATTCCGTTTGTCTTGTGAATAATTGCAGACGTAGTTAATCCGACATCGCCGTGCCTATCATCTGGCCTTGTCAATGTTGCGAGCCAAATACCTTTGTAGTCAGCTGTATCGAACTGTGTGAGAGTACTTGAAGTAGATGGGCCTAAATCGACCGTGGTGAATGGATGCGCCTGTAAAGTGACGACACCTGTGTTATTACCTACATTCACATCCCCACCAATATTTGCACCGTTCCGCACCTCTAGAGCCGCGCTCGGAGCCTCCCCATCCCCCAAACCGATGCCAACCCGCGTCTTGCTGAAATTCACGACGTGGTGTCCCTCGTCGCACCGACCCATATCGTAGAGTCGCTTGACTTCCGTGGCCGCGAGGGCGACGTCGTAGAGTTTGAAGTTGGAGATGGAGCCTTCCATCCAATGACTTTGACCTTCAATGGGTGTTCCGTACCCCGTATCATGTCGGCTCCAATCGGCACCTATTGCCAGGTCTGAATTTGCTTCGACATCCCACGTTAAAGTTCCGGGTGTTGTTCCAGATTTAACAGACTGTTTAACTCCATTCACATATAACGTGCGATTAGCAGCGGAACCACCTGGGTATATACCCACTATATGATACCAGGTTCCGGCGGCGGGTATGAAATCAAAGGCATGATCGTTTGAGTAAAAATACCAACCAGTCTGTGTAGACGAAAAATAAAGACCAGAATAAGAATTACCTGGTGAAAAAGATCCAGACACGAGACCATTACCAATTTGGAAGAGATGTTCACCGGAAGGGGTATTATCTAATTTGAACCACGCCGAGAAACTATGCGCCCAACCACCGGCCGGATTGCCGATGTTGTCAATTTTCACGTAGTCATTTGACCCATCAAACACCAAAGCCTTCTCCGTGGCGTCGTATGACGCCCCGTTGTACGTGAGACCATCCAAGCCCCGTCCACTCGTATCCCGCACCACCCCGTTCTCCGTGGGGTTCGTCGAGGTGTTGTATTCCACCACGAGCTTGTCCCGTTGGGGCGTGTCGTCCGCGTCGAGCGGTGGCCCGATGCGAGGCACCGTGAGGTTTTTGGTGAGTTTGAGTTCCCCGTCGTGGAGGGTGGATTGACCTTGGCGGGTGCCGAAGTAGCGGAGTTCCATAATCTGAAGACTATCAGTGTTACCATCTGTAATCAATTTTGAACTCACTAGTGCGTAGTGGCTGAAATAGGATGATGTTGAAATATCGAATTCTGTGTATTCATATGCTACATAAGACGTCACACCCGACCAAGAATGTACAACTGTCCAAGATAAACCGTCGTTACTTCCTAGCAATACACCATCCTGTGGTGAACGTTTCGGAACACTATACCTCGGCAAAAACAATAACTTGTTTAGTTTCACTTTGTATGGCATTTCCAAGTGAATCCATTCACCACGATATCCGCCGAGTGAGTTTGGACCGCCATATGTACCATCTGAACTATACCAGGTCGTACCTGTACCGTCAACGCCACCACCAGATTGACCCGTATAGCGACTATGCCATCCGTAAGCACCATTTTTATCAAATGCCATCCATGGAAACCACGAGTTAGTATCCATCACGGAACTCGCACTTGCCTTAAAAACCCCATGTCCTTCCATATGGGTCTCCGCGGCCGTCATCGCCCTCGGTGGGAATTCCTCCATGTCCCCGGGCTCATCGAGGACCGCGAACCTTCCCTCCGGTTCCGTCGTGCCCACACCCAGCCGTCCCCTGTGCACGACGACCGACGACGTCGCCACACCGAACTGATCCTTTTGGGCATCCCACAGTTCGAGGGCTTGCTCCTCGTGCAGGTACTTGTCGTAGACCCGGAAGTTCGCGACCTTGCCGTCCAAGCCCTCGCCGACGCGGGCGATCACGTCCTCTGGTTCGGTGCCGTGAACTTCAAATGCTTGTAAAGCAGTGAGTCCGTCGTTAGATACCTGGACGTGCGTGATCACGAATCGGAAATACTTGTACGCGGTCGTCGTGTTATTGCTCGGCGCGAACGATTTGAGAGTTCCCTGTGTCCACGACGTTTCGCCACTGTATGTTTTCAGTAAATCCCACGTTGAACCATCGTTACTCCCGGCAAAAGTACCGTCTCTCGGTGATCGACCGGAGTTCGATCCATACGAACCAAGTTTGAGCGCAGATGCCACGACCTTGCGTGGCAACTCGATTTGGATCCATTCACCCGCATACGCGGTCCCGGAAATGGTCGTCGAAAAGTTATCCGAACCGTTATATTCTCCGCTGGACGTGTTGTACGCGCTTGCCTTTGAGTTCCACGTGTGCGTGGGGTCACTACCAGTGAATACATTGTTGAAAGCGTTGTAAGGTGGGTAATTGTTGTCGTGATACTGACTACTCGCACTCGCCACATACCCCCGCTGTGCCGGTCCAGTCATCGCGATGTGCGGATATTTCAGCACGGTCGACGAGATGGGGAACCGGGTGGTGTCGTTCTCTTTGTGGCCGTAGAGTTGCCAATCACCTATCGCCACGTGATTGTACGTATTATCGGTTGCACCAGTTCTAATCACAACGGCAAAATATTTCCAAGCTGTACCCGCATACGGTCCTGTCATAGTATGGGAATCTGGATCTGGGGCATTTGCAGTTGCGAATGTCCTGCTCACTTCTTCGTGTACAAGATACCAGTTTGAATCATCATTTGAACCCACTATACTAAAAAGCCTAGGATGTTGCCCAGGGGCTGCAGTTCTCTGTCTGAAAGTTATACTATTCAAAACGAGTTTAAATGGTACTTCAATTTTAAGCCACTCACCATTATGACCTCCTCCGCCGCCAGTCCAACTTGATAATGTTGAAGTTGTACTTTCTCGAGAACCTGACGTCTCATACGTGAACCCACTATGCCAACTACCGTTCCCTTCTGCGACAGTATTATTAAAGGCGTGATAAGGTGCATAAGTACCGTTGGGTACACCACTCGCACTCACCGTGTACCCATACTCCGAATACGTGGTCATCGCAAACGGTGGATAGTCCCCGAACGTGTCTTGCACTTGGGCGTCCCCCAACTTTCGGCCGTCGAGGTAGCACGTGCGAACGCCTCCCGCCCCTTGTGTGGTGTACACGAGATTGTGCCATGTGTTCGACGTCACAAACTGATTGTCACCACCATCGATCCAACCCAAGTGTCCGGACTCCGTGAGTGAGATGGACGTCTTGGCGTCGCCCTCACCCGCCGCGGTCCCCACGTGGAACAGTGTGGCATTCGAGGAGACGTTCGCCGCGTTGAACCACAGGGACACGGAGTGTGGGTGCGTCCCCTCCATCGCCAAGTCCCCGGTAGACATCGTGACGTTCGAGGTCGAGAGGGACGAGAACGACCAGGCGTTCCCGGAGAAACTCTCGCTGTTATCGGTGAGTGTGTGTCCCTCCCCGGAGTAGTC